TCATGGGCTTGTTTAACTTCTACATCAACCTTGGCACGTATGGCAGCAATTGCAGCCTTAGCAGTATCTACAGTAGGATTGGGAGCTTTACGTACATTATCTATCTGCTTAAGCAATGATGCTTTTTGTGTAGCTAACCTGTTTCTATCTGGTATCTGTAATTCACGTTGATACTTTGCCTGTGGATTTTTATTCTGTGATAGCAATGATTGGATCATTGCATCCATACCAGCAACTTGCTTGTCTATGTCATCTATCTGACTTTGTATATCTTTAACTCGGGCGTCAACCTTAACATTTTCCTGATCGATGATCTTCTGTTGTTCATCTATCTGTGGCTGGACACGTTGGTTAGCAGATTCGATTAGTTTGTTAGCTTGATCGATTCGTGCACTGACTGCTAAGTCGCCGCCACTGCCTGTGCTTACATCACTTATTTGTTTCTTAGCCTGATCTATTATTTGTTGCTGTTCTGTTATTTGATCAGATAATCGTTGAACCATAGCATGCTGTTGCTCACTGGCAGCAGCTTGTTCGATATGTGCCTTACTTAGAAAACCAAATATACCCATGCTAGTAATAAACATAAGAATAACAACTGCGGCAGTAAGGTAAGACTTTAACAAGAATGGAGTTTTGTTCCAGTTATTATACAACCAGCTAGCTACAATAACCTTGCTAGTTTCTAGTGTGCCTGTCATCAAAAGTATGGGAATGAATGCGCCACTGAATATGCTAGTCATACCAATCACGCTATAATAGCCAGCTATGCCACTCAATAGGATGGCTACTAAGAACATCAATAATGTAGTTAACATATCTTACCTTTTAAATTATGGTTGCTTATAATTGTACAACACTCAGATTATTCTGAATAGTAACAATATTTGCAGCAGTGTCAAGTGGTCCTGCTACAACATGTGTAATATTCACAGCCGATTGACGGACGGCGTCAACATTATCCTGTACAACTATATTGTTAACAACTTTTCGATTCTCGCTCCACGACAATGTCAATGCGCGGGCGATAAGTCTTGTAAGTGCTGTTGTACCTGTTATAATTATGCCTGCGCCTTCTGGGTCTGTTGCAAGGGTAGTTGTATAAACGTAATCCGGATTGTCTACACCAATTATCCATGTTACTGTGGTTGGGACCGCAGAACCGTCTGTTGTTACACCTGTTAATCCTGTTGTGCTAAACATAGTGGTTGTGAGGCTAGACTGTACTGTTGAAATAATACCTGTCCAACGAACGTTGGCCTGTTCAATTAATAATGCAGATGCAGGTGTCATTGCACCGCCATATAGTGTTGCACTAGCAAAGCCCAACTTAGTACCAGCGGTGCTTGAACCAAAATCAATTGGTGCACCAGAGATACTATTCAATTGAATCTTATTAGTATATTGTGTTGCCACAACGCCTGTCTGTGATGTTGCATTGTTTATTGTAGTGATCGCACCAGCAAGGTTTAAACCACCTGCTGTTGTAAATGTAATAGTAACGCCGTTGATAACAGCAACGTCACCATTTGTCAATGATGTAAAGTTGCCGCCATATACAGGACCAGCATAGCCATATGAACCAACCGGAAAACCTAATGTTGTTAGGGGTGTACCAACGCTGTTAGATAGTGTAATTTGCTTGAATGATGTGTTGACTACTTGCAATGTGATATAACCAGCAAAGTTTATAGATGCTATAACACCCGTGTATTGGACCTGGGCGTTAAACTTAGTGACCATATTAGCAACAGTATCTGTGTTAGTAAATGGACCTATAACTGCGCCATTTAACAGTATAGCATCATTATTTGCTAATGTTGGAGAACTGACAGTATTTGTCAGTGCAATGGTGTTAAGGTATTGCAAGCTGTTAAGCGGCGATATTCCGCCGCTTACGCTATAATCAGTGGGACTAGCCAGTGTCCAGGTGACACTGTAGTAGGTAGGAACTTGCTGATAAATGGCCATGTGTATAATCCTTAAATGCTTAGTGGTATTTATCTACTCTGTCCAAGTTTTACCTGTTAGCATTAAAGGTATATACGGACAATAGATTAACGTAACATCCGGACTAGGTCCTGGATATGTAGGCATAGATCGTTTCATCCGTTCTTGATGCAACAAGGCCAACATTTTGTATTCTTTTTGAGAAAACCGTCCCTTTTGAATCAGAGTGATATAATGATCAACCATCCTAATGATATCATATGTTGTCAGATGATCTAAACTAGAGTCCTCATTTACAGTCATCAATTATTATAGTCCTTCGAACAAATTTTCATTCCATTCACGATGGCCTTCTCTAAATGCCATGTTAGCTTGTGTCTCTCGCACTTCAACTCTATAACACCAAAGTCTGGCTGCCTCACCTGTACCCCATGCATCCGGAATATATACACCGTTTACGTACTTATAAAGCATGTCAGCTAAACCTTCGCAACCCAACTTAGGCAGAATAGTGAGCTTTGCTAATTTCTTTTCTTGTAGTAACTTGTATGTTTCCATCTCTGGATCATCTGATGCAACTAGTAATGTATGATCAAACTGTCCTTCTAAGAACTTCTTAAGGTCCTTAAGCCCACCGTAATCTGCACACCAATTTCTGGCATCTAGTTCGTTGGTTCCAAAATAGAATTTCATAGTAAAACTATAACCATGGATTAAGTTGCAATGGCTGTCTGCTTTCCACTGTCTGTATGCAACAGGGAATGCATCGATGTATTCCTTGGTACTTGTGAATTTATAAAATACTGGTTGGTTTGTCATAGACGTCTTTCCTCTTTATGACACGCAGAGTATTTTGAGTGGGGTGAGCGTCTTAGACCACTTATATTTCATGTTGCATTATGCATGAATATTATATAAAATATAACCATGAATGATAGAAATAGCAAGTTAACAGAAGACGATATGCAGACATGGTTAACATATATAGATTCTATTGGAAAATATCATATGCCATATTATTTATTTGTGCCTAACAGAGATATTGTCTCAAGTTCAGCTACAACTATTACTTCAAGAAAATTAGATTTGCATGGTAAGATATTACATGTTGCCTGGGGAATGTTCAACGAGTTCATTGATCTACATCATACATGCGATAATGGGTCAGTAGTTGTTATCACTGGGAAGAGTGGGAAAATTGCCGAAGAGTTTCCGTCATGGTGTAAGAACAATCCAAAGATAAAACGATACGAAGGTTTGACTAATTCCGACGGAAGATCTGGAAGCTATAGAATTTACTTACGAAAACCGTAGTTGCATAAACAGCGCATGTTCTATAAATGTATTCATGTTGCCAGTAACATAAAAATTAAGATCACCTAGCATGTATTCTTTCTTCATTATGGCCGGAAGAAGTTCAGCAGAATAATAGATAGGCCATACCCTTTCCATAACAACAGTATATTCGGCGTGTTTTACAATTACACATTTGCGATGTTGAAGTCCGGCGCTGCCCAGGGTAATAATATTTACATCCAATATGGGTATACTCATATGTGCTATATTATGTCCTCTGTCGGTCTTTCCTTCGTTGCGATTCCATTTGATATCCGGGAATTTGCTCAATTCGGGAAAATTCATACCTTCACCGGTGATAGTTGTGATAAATTTCCATGCGAGAGTTTTGAATCCTGGTTCCATGTTAACAGTATACCGCATACCTGCTATTAAGTCTATGCATATTGCGATGCAATATTTTTGTTGCATTGCAAGATAAATACCAGTATAGTTACAGCATAGGTAACAAATAGAGGAGAACGTATATGGTAAATGAGACTTTTAAGAATGCATCTGATTTCAAGACTGTAACAGATGCAACTGCCGAATTTGGTAAGAAGGCTGTTCAGACAGCTACTGAAGTCGGTGTCCGTGCATTGAATGATGTCGTTGCGTTTGGCGACATTGTTGCTAAGGCACAGATCAATATCCTTAATACATACGTGCCAGGTAATAAGCTTGAAGAAGTTTATACAGCGATGAGCAAGGCACAATCTGAAGGTATTAAGACCTTGTCTAGCTGGGCTGATAATTTCAAGTCTTACGTTAGCAAGTAACACACTAGATGTAAGGATGGCACCGGCCATCCTTACAATTCAATCACAAGGAGAGCAAATATGAAGCATAGTTTAAATAAGTTATTCCACAGATTCAGTAAAGAGGCTGCATACGATCGTAGACAGGCTCGTATGAATGATTTCTTGGGGCAGGCTGTTAATATCCAGCACTTGGAAATGCTAGAGCGTGAATGGTTCAGAAACCCACGTAACTGGTAATATTACTTTAAAATCAATGATTTTTCGTGGCCTATTCGGACATCCGGATTGGCCATTATTTTTATGTTGTTGTCAGCCATATCCCAACAGAAGCTAACATCTTCTGACGTAAAGTCGGTAAAGTTATCAAAATTTACCCAACGTGGTTTGAACCACGGATACTCAAGTCGTTCCATAATACCTGCTGCTATACACATAAATCCGAAGCCAGCATAGTTAACTTGAAATGGTGCCGTCTTAGTAGCCATGGTTGCCTTGTCTATGAACTTGAACGTGCCTTGGGTTGCAAGCAGACTGTAGTCTAATTGCTCAACCATTGCATAGTTATTATTGTCCTGCATGAGGTAACAACCTGTTGCGACAGGTACAGCCATATCGATTAGTTTTAAAACATCCTCGCCTTTCCATACCATGTCGCTATCTATCCAAAACATAAAATCGTACTCAATGGCACCATTAAATGGTTTTTGGATCTTTCCTAATGTATTATTGCCGCCCAATATTCTATTACGGGCATAATACACAACAGGGTCATATTGCATACTGTATACCCAGCTATGGCCAGCCTTGGATAATACAGCTATAGTATCATTCCACGAATGAATCCAATTGGCACTAAATTGCCGTCCGGGCATACAAAACACTATTCTCATTAGATGTCACCGGCCTTACGATTTTCACTACGTTCTACACTGAATCCACTTGGATATCGTGCCTGCAACTTCTTCATATTTTCAGCAATAACATCGTTAGGATCTAACCCAAGGGCAGTGCAAGCATTTACCCAATAAAACATTACATCACCGAGTTCACGCTTCATATGGAACACGGTTTCGTCGTTCAATGGCTTACCTTGGAAGAATACTTTCTTGATTATCTCTTCGAACTCACCACCTTCACTACCGAGTCCAATACCAGCTGTAAGGAGCAATGGAACATTTATAGTTGGTCCATGCTGCATCTCGCCCGCTGCGCCATATGCTTCGTAGTTAGCATCTAGCTTATCTAATTGATTTATGAACGTTGTTAAGTCTTTACTAGGCTGGCTTGTTATCGAATATACAAACTCTTTGTATGCATTTATATCTACTGTATCTGACATATTAACTCCTCTATCACAGTAGATTATACTCGTTATGAATATAAATGATCAATACTTAAATTATAAAGCATGTAATCAGAATCTGATGTAAAATATAACCATGCATTTTGTACACGATCATCTACAACCGTAAAATGCATCAACCAGGGCGACTCGAAATTATGTGTGCACCATTGTTCAATTTCATATTTTACAAAATATGTGTTTTGATCAACTTTGTATTTGTATAATGCGTCATGTACAAAGCCATACGGTGAATTCGTAAACTCTAACCTATCAGGGAGGAATCTGGCTTTATGAGTTGATTGTCCGTGAAACTTTAGCATATAACACTCATAGTCTGTAACGTTAGTGAATGATATAATACCACCTGTTATTTCATAGCTTATACGTCCTTCATGTAGAAACTTAAACAGCTCAATCTGATCAGTTGGTATGGATGCATGAAGAGCAAATATCGATCTGTATCGGTTACTCATTTACCACCGTCAATTTAAATAACACCATGTCTTCTGTTGAACTAAAGAATACTGCCGGCGATTTGTCCGAATCACTAAACCCCCAGGCCCACGGATTAGCACAATTATCCTTGCACCATAACATCTGAACATAATATACAGGTTGATCAAATTTTAATATGTGTTTATATGACATATAGTTATATACGCCATCGACATGATATGTGTACATTTCGTTATAAGACAATCAATCTATACCTCGTATAATCAGAGACGCTTGCAAATCGTATGTCATACCTGTATGTGTAATTACACGAGTATACGTCAGATATATAAAACTTACCGTCACATGTTGCTAAAAATTCTTTTATATATGGTTGATGACCCTTTGGTTTGCGACCAGTGACCATTCTATATACCCCGTCATCTGATTGTTCTACAAAGAATAACGCAGATGAGCTAAAATATTCAACTGTGACTATGTAAGGGTAGTCATCTAGTATTATCCCGACATTTAAGTCATCCACGGAAATTTTCCATTATATTTCTGGCTCATTATGTTGTTACCATTCTCAAAGAACTCCTTGTTAACAGAATTACTATTTCCGTCAAGTCTATAACTTAATGTATGTAGGCCAGTCGTATTGAAATTTTTAAAATGATGACTGATGGTAGCGTAGAACTGTCTATCCCCACCCCAACCACAGTACCATGCACCGCCGACTCTTGCAGCTACATCTTTCTTAATACAGTAACAGCTCGTATCAACCAAATGATGTTGATCCCCGAAGTATATTGGCCATTTACCAAGACTTTCGCAATTGTCGTCTAATAGATAGTTGCCATCCTTGTCATGTATACGTCGAAGACTATAACTCCAATCTAGATTATTAATTTCGCAATTATCTATCTGAGATCCCACATGCGTTGGTTGCATCCAGTTGTCCTGGTCCAGAAAGAGTATATAGTCCGAATTACATAAGAAACTAGTAGCAGCATATATTCTGTGTCCATAGAACCCACTGCCTCCTGTGTTTTCTAACAATGGCAAAACTCTAACCGACGGATACCGCGAACAAATGATATTTGCAGCATCTATAAATTGTGGGCCATCTATAACAACCCAGCATGATGTATTCCTATAAGTTTGTGTCAAAACGCTACCTATAGCATCGGATAATACTGCTGATCCTGTTGTTGATATTATTACTGTTGCTGACTTAGTCATTGGCTCAAATTCAATACCATTGCAGCATCTGCATTATCAGTTGATACTATATATCTAGTGCCAAATTTAGCTTTAAGAGCTGAATCATGATATTTTGCTTCCATACATACATAATTGCTATATTTACAAATTCTGTCAATATCACTTTTAGTAACATTAGAACTTGTTAAAATAGTGTATGGTCTGGACGGCATGTCCAGTAATAATTCTATCACTTTCGTTTTATTGTTACTTGTTATTGTAGCAAATGGTGGGTAATAATACAATCGCCCCTCTGGTGTCTCATATGCATTAACTATATTAGTATAGCTGTTCAATATCTCAAGGTATATGTCATGTTTAACAGAAAGTGCTAACAATTCATCTAATTCTTTCTGTGTTGCCCCATATACATCTATACCAGTCCTACTAAGCCGTTCTATACATATAGAACCGATTCGATGAATCCGTCTACGTGTTGGGTTAACTTCTGCGGTTGTCATTGATTTCTAACACCCCTGTAACAACAATGCAGTATACAGTTCAACATCACTGGTGCTAACTAGGTGAGTGCGTTCTATTACATTGTAATATATGTCTGATATACCCATGACATGCACATTATGTCCGGTACACATTCGCCTAACATCGTGAATATCATGATTCATGACTATGACGTTATATGTTCTAACTGGAAACATTTTAAGGACATTTTCAATGGTTAATATTTGGGTAGGATGTTCAAAAATTCTAGTAGATACATTATCAAACCTAATAGAAGGTATTCCGTTTGAATTACCTATGTGCTTTACAACTATATCCTGATCCACATGAGTAGAAGTATGAACATACCGTGTCATCAATGACAAGTTGTTGTAATTAAGTTTGATAACTTTAGTAAGTGCTTTGTATTCACGGTCACTAATTCGTCCCACCACCAATGACGGATATATCTTCGGGGTCTCTCAATTTAGTTTTAGCTGTCGGTACGAACCGTTCTACCAACGGCTCACGGTGTTCTATAAACATAGCCGTTAATAACTCGCTGCGAGAAAACGTTTTATCAGGCCAGACGCGCATAGCTCAACTATACCTCAATACTAATTCAGTATACAAGTCTTGGTCACTGGTGCTCACAATAAATGCATCATATTTGGCCCCGGCGCCATAATGAGCATTCTTGATAATATAAACATTATGTCCTTTGCAATGTTGCCTAACAATGGGTAGCAATTCACTGCGTAAAATTATATTATACTTCCGTTTAGGTAACGTGTCCATGAATGTCATGATTTGGTCTACATGTTGTACGCTGCCACCAAGGTGACCTTCTGTACAAAAATAACCAAACGTATTTAATTTGTCACTATTGACAATATTCTTCATGTCGCGGCCGTCGGTGGTGTCATAGAACGATTTCCGTCTATTGATGTGAACATCGGCAGGACTATAATTAGCTATTACAAATTCCTCTAATGTGTTGTATTCGGCCAAACTGAACGACGACAGTGAGATCAATTTGTAATCATGTTTCTTCTTGACAAAACAAGGGACTGTTTTGCGTTGTGATTCGGGTTGTATGTTCCACCACATGAACATAAACGGTGATTCATGTTTTGCCATATGTTATCCTCTCAGCAATAATGCTGTATGTAATTCTTTACTGCTCGTCCGTACAATACTCAAGTTCTGATTAGGTCGTATATCTCTGACGATATTAACATGATACCCTTTACATGTCGACCTGATCTCGTTGTAACTCATATTAGGGACAACGATAGTATAGTCGTATTTAGGTAATGTCATTATAAAATTCACAACATCTGTGACACAGTCAGCCTGACCACCGATATAACATTCTGTGATATTGTATTCGAAATAATCCAATCCATTGGCATTGTCTATATGCCTAAGATCAAGCGAACTCAAATCACTCGGGAACGATGAGAGTCGTTTGACGGTTAATTGCTTTTTAGTATATTTTTTATTCTTGATAAATTTACAGATGAGAGAATATTCGAGATGATTCAATGACACCACATCGTATGCTAAACCTAAACCATCATTCCCATATCGTTTATGAGTAGATCGGTGGGTATGCTGCCAAAAATCTATATCAAGAATTGATTTACGTTTCATACGTTACCCTCTTAACAGTAACGACATGTATAACTCATGATCACTGGTGCTCACAATACATGCCTTCGCATCTGTATAAAGGTTTTGAGCTATCAATGCATTATATCCTTTGCACATACTCTGAACATCTTTATATTTCATGCCATGTACAACAGTTACATATTGCCGTTTCGGCAAACTGTCGACAAACTCTAAAAGGCAATTGATATAATGTCTATCGCCTGTGACCCTGCATGTTGGTACACGATATGCAATGCAGTCAATATCACCACGATTAGTTATTGTCCCTAATTGGTCATCCTCAAGACTATCAGTGTATAAAGATGTTCGTTCAATTGATATGCAGTCGGGATCATAAGTAGATTTAATAAATCTAACAATTTTTGAATATTCGGACAGGGTGAACGAAGTCAGACTATATGACGCGACAGCATGTTTGTATGTTTTGGAAAACGGATAGCGTGTTTCCCAATAATCAATAGCAAAAAATTTATAACCTGTCTTCATATCAACCTTTCAAAAGTAATACGGTGTACAGGTCATTGCTGCTAGTGCTGACAAGAAACGGTCCTGCGTCATCATCAGCATTTGCTGACAAGATGATGTGTGCATTTTGTCGCTTGCACGTTTGTTTCAGTTCGGCTAGTGGCGTCTTCTTAATGAACACATTATGGGTTCTCGATGGCATTTTTTCGATGTATTGTTTCACGCCATTAACACAATCAATTTTCCCAGTAATAATTGCCCGGTTTACCTTGAGGTGGAAACGATATATGTCGCTATTGTTAGCGAAGCAATCTATATCTTCTTGATCAAGATATATGATGTCCGGCTCTTCTTTTTGTACCCAGATGTCATTTGCTGAATATGACTTCTTTATGAACTTTGTTATATTGTTGTATTCAGCTTTACTGAATGAACTTATTTCGATAGCGATATTTGTATAATCACCGATTATCATTGGCGTTAATACCAATGCAGTGTTACCAATTAAATCTTTGCGATATCGTCCCATGTCAGTTCACCGTGCTTAAAATTTTAACGTAATTGAGGCTAGTTGTCGTATCACGTTCATAGTGACATTTAATTTTACCCCTGATATTGTAGACAGTTCCGATTGCATGCGAAGTCTTTGTAGCGAACGTAACAAGGTTACCGTCTAGCAGTCCTGTAACGAAATAGATGCTGTATGTCTTGTTGAACCAGCATTTCAACACTCGGCAATGGCCTGTCACGGTTTGACCAACACACCCAAAATGGGTACTCGATTCAGCCAAAACTCTGATCTCTTCTTGGTCTTTATCTGTGCGGCTTGTACGTTCATATGACGACGGCAACGACGCAATGAGGCCGAGTTCCTTGTGATCAGTGCTCTTAAGTTCTGTACGACTAGCAACCCCAACAGCACTCTTGATAAACGGAGAACAGTTGTCATCACGCAATACATCAAACACCTTAAGTTGCCAAAAAGCTTTGATTACCTCGGCTTTTTCTTTATCTACCGGAAGCACCTTAGCTACATACTCGGGTTCGCCGGTGACAATTTTCCGCAAGATGCTAAGATTAGACTCTACTACAACCTTGGTGGTCACAGTCTGTGAATCAGTCTTGATATCATGTTTGTCGTCGACGAATGTGACTTGGGTGGACTTTACATAATCCTTGTTGATTCGTTGGGCAGTACATGCCGCCGTAAACAGAAGGTCTATAGGGAACACTTTTACAGGTCCGGGATACTTCGGTGAAGATGTGTTAATGAGTCGACCGCCGGTAAAACTGAATCGATTTGCCATTTTTTGCTACACCTTATTTGTGCATGAATTTATGTGTTATAATAGCACAAATGCATTCTTTGTCAAGATATTTTGGACAAAGCCTAGACTGCATTTTAGGTGTTAATTTTGGGCTGTTTATTGATGAGCTTTAGTCTGACATAATACCAAATAAGTATGCCAACTGCAATAGGCCCCATTATAAGGCACATAACCAATGTTACAACATAATACCAAACTAGCATAAGATCAATTGGCAATTCAAATGTCGTGTTGATGTTTACGATCATAGCAATTGCAGCACTAACAGTCCATACATAAAACATAATTGTACCAAAATCTGCCATTTTATTTCCTCATTTCCCAAGTTATTGTTCCGTCTTTATTGTCGTTCACCTGCACACCCATCTCAAACAATGTGTTACGAATGCGATCAGATTCTTTCCAATCTTTGTTAGCTTTGGCTGTATTGCGAACAGCTATCAAATCTTCGATAGTCTGTTTGAGCACAGGTGGCATTGCAATTTTTTGTGGGGCAATACCCAACAAATCTAATGTGCTAGAGAAGCTAGCTATATTGGCTAACGTATGATCGTCGTTCAATTGATCAGCTAATGTATGTAAGATTCTAAATGCAGCAGGAGTATTAAGATCATCATTGAGCGCTGCTACAACATCAGAGTTAGGATACACACCAGTGTCGGGTACATACCACCGTTCAAATTTCTGCATCGATGCCTTAGCCTCGAGCAACTTGTTTCGTGTCCAGTCAATGGGCTGAGTATAATGAGTTGTTAGCATTGCATATCGTGCAACAATGCCATCCCAATCCTTCAATACATCTGCAATGGTCGTGAAATTACCTGCACTTTTAGCCATCTTCTGTCCATCTACCTGCAAGAAACCATTGTGCATCCATACATTTGCCATAACGTCAGTGCCATGGGCGCATCTACTTTGTGCAATCTCATTCTCATGATGGGGGAATATCAAGTCAATGCCGCCACCATGAATATCAAATGTCTGGCCAAGATAACGGTTGCTCATTGCACTGCACTCAATATGCCAGCCGGGACGTCCCCAACCCCATGGACTCATCCAACCCGGCTCTTCATCGGTCGATGTCTTCCATAGCACAAAATCACGTGGATGTCGTTTATGAGTATCCACTTCTATACGGATGCCTGCTTGTTGATCCTCAAGATCACGCTGTGACAACTTACCATAATCAGTCATAGCAGAAATATCAAACAAGATTCCTTCTGACCCGGGTGAGAAATATGCATACCCCTTACCGATCAGCTCAATGATCATGTCAATGATCTCTTCAATGTTGTCGGTTGCACGTGGCTGTACAGTTGGATCTAAGCATCCCAACGCCTTTGTATCATGTTGAAATTGTGCAATAGTTTTGTCTGTTAAATGCCGAATAGCATCGTTTATAGACAAATTGGGGAAGTCGTGCAATGCCCTTGCATTGATCTTATCATCAACATCGGTAATGTTACGGGCATAGGTAACGTGACCGGCACCATAATAGTGACGCAACAGTCTGAACAACACATCAAACACAATGACAGGTCTCGCATTACCGATATGTGCAAAGTCGTAAACAGTTGGTCCGCAGACATACATGCGAACATTAGACGGATCGATTGGATCGAACTTTGTTGTTTGTCTTGTTAATGTGTTATACAATTGAATCATTTACATGATACCTTTTTTGTATGTCAATTGATCTAATATTACTATACCCTTTTTACGGACTATTTCTTTTATAACATCAGACTTAAACATCTCAACTATTTCGTCGAATCCTACGTAATACGGCATTGATGCTACATAAATTTCGTAATTACGGTGGCTATTATATCTAGTCCTATACCTATAACGTGATAATACATCACCTAGATCAATACTATCGGGCAATGTTTCCTCTTTTAATGCAGCTAACACCTGATCAGATTGCATGTTGTCTAAATTCAATGCACATTCAAGGCCAAGCTTATCCCATATCAACAGCCAACGATGATGTGGGTCATCCTCATCATCGTTATCATCGTCCCATAATTGATCTATATTACTCATATGTTACCATGACATGTTAATGATATAATGGCCAGGTTCTAACCACTTCTGTTCTACACAAATTTCCAATACCGTCTGCATAAGGTAGCATTCAACATCCCATCCTTCTTCATCCGGGCCATGAGTTCTGCTCGTTCCTCTACAGAATATTTGTTGTTGTCGATTTCGCTGCAATCAGCAGTATAATTAGTATCGTTGCCGGCTTCTAGCAACTCAATACGGCCCGTTCGGCCAAGCTTGTTAGCGATGAATTCTCCCAGGCCAACTTTACCTTTTTGTGACGTATACGAATATGTCAACCAATCAAGATAATGTGTTACCTTTGTTTCAATAGCAAGTTCCATGTATAAATCTCCAGTTGAATTATCCAGCTAAGTTTTGAATAGTGAAGCGAAGGTCTTTGGTCAGCAATCCATTAGTTTCAAGATAGTTGACTATGCCGGTTGCTTGACGTGCAGAACACATCTCATCAAGTTTAACATGATGCCCGGGAGGTGTGTACTGCATTAAGATCTTTCTGACCTTAGCAACATTGCTAACATTTGTGAACAGGCGGTCTATTGCATCTTCTACCGCCACAATAACCATCCATCTCGGTGCTGTCCTTGCCATTAATGCACCGTATCTTCTGGACCGGCTGGCAATTCAGTCAGCTTGCCATCAATGACATGAAGGTATTGAAATTCTTCTTGTCCTGGGTTAACAACAACGAACTGAGATTCGAGCAATTGTTCAAAACGCTCGGGCGTTAGTTGATGCTGCAAGTGTGTGAAAGACAGTTGGTCCTCAGGACCTGGAACTGTTTTCTTTGTCGGCCACCTGAAGTTCGACATAAAAGCGATGATATTTTTCAACACGGTTGAGGTCCCTTTCTGTAACGCCTTTGAGTCTCCTGATGTCTGTGTTATGGCGGAGATCGGCCATTTTAACTTTAATTGCATCGACATTGGCTTTTACCCTTGCTTTATATTCTTCATAACTTTCGCCGGGACGTTTGGTGACAGCATCGATACCGGCAATAATACGGTCGGTGAATCCAAGCTCACGCAGTTCTGCATAAGTTGTATCAGTGTCTTCGATAACATCGTGCCCCAAGGCAATACACTGCAATTCCTCGTCAGTGGATTTGAGCAAATACATCACCTTCAGTGGGTGCAAGATGTACGGATTACCACCCTTGTCATACTGTCCGGCATGACGGTTTGTAGCTAATACAAGCATCTTATTAAGAAGTTCGCCTTTGCGTACAGTTGTCATGTGTTTCACCTATCTGTTTAATATTATGCAGATAATAGCACGGAAACACAAGACTGTCAAGCATTAAATGGATAAAATTCAGTTATTTAACTAGCAAATACAATGACTTAACTAGCTTGAATATACATGCCAGTCCATGCACCTATTTTATTTGCCGAACCGTACAGCGACTTTGGCATGTAATCTAGTATCCACTTCTGCAGATATTTTAAAGTTCTTCTTTCATTGATATCGCTATAAAACGACATTGTGTTGTTCGCTAATAATTCATGCAGCAGCCATCCTGGCCAATCCTTATATACAATATAATTGCGGAATTTTTTAATAAGGTATGGTGACAGATCTACCCGACCGACAAAATTAATATCAGTTAAGTTAACCCATATTATAAACTCATCTAGGGTCATGTTCTCTATGTCAACCATTTATACTACTAACTCCAAAATTTCTACGGACCTGCCAATTGTATACAGCATGATCATGCCCATACATCTCAGATGGCATATTGGTTTTTATCCATTCCTTAATAACCGGTAATTCTCTGCGTTCTGTCGAACTAGCTACTATTTCCAATCTTTTGTATTCTGTATCAAGGTAACCTAATACATTGTCTAAAAACCAACCCGGATAATACCCATTAACTATGAACTTGTATAAAATTGTCGCTGTACGATCGCTCAATGGTTTGAATAATTCGTTATCTGCGCCGATCAAACTGACATACGTTACAAATTCATCCGGTGACATTTTGTTAATCGAGGTCATATGAACACCACTTGACAATTTTCTCGGGGGATCCGAACGACTCCTCTGGCAGGTTATCTTTTATCCAAGATCTGATATTATCTAAAGTAACACGGTTACGTTCGTCTGCTAACCCCAAACAAAACTCAGTTGGGGCGCCACCCAAGACTGCACACAAGAACCCACCCGGTCTATATCTATATACATAGTAATCATACAACCCTATCTGGGTATGATTATATATCAAGCCATACTTTGATTCAGGAAAGTTGTCATCCGAACTCATCCTGAGTTTAGCAAACGCAATATGTTCATCACGTCTTTTAAGAAGGTCGTCATAACTTTCTTTGGGTGCCGGTTGATAATTCTTTAAAAAGATTGCCATTATACGTCGGTTTTCTTGTTAGACATTTCGATGAATTCTTTAATTTTAGGCATTAGGTATTTGTCGCGTACACGTTCAACCACAGAACTTGAACCATTATGTATTTCTTCCCAACGACGACATTGCCGCCTATACATGTCAATGTGCTGCATGAATTCGTACATACGAGCTTCTTCTGTCAGATGTTTTAATTTTTCAGAATCGTAATACCAATATCGTTCAAGATCTACCGGATCGGTTATGTCATTAAGCTCGTCGGTGACATTCTTAAGGATTGAGAAAATACTTGCTTCTATAGCATTGTCAAATTTAACTGTCATTATGGACCTTAATCTATTGCTGCCAATGCCTCTGCATATGTGACGTTATAGTAAACGGAATATTCGTCTGTTTGTTTGGTCCAGTAACTTGTAAACTTGTCCTCAGCCTCTTCTACAGTTGTTGCCCAAACTGCCATAGTCTTTTCAATGGTTTTCTCAGACGTTTCACCATAATCTTGTTTCTTAATAGTTCCATTCACTATATACAATTTTGAATCGGACATATAGAATACTCCTGCAAATTAATTGAGAATGATAGTCGATTTTTCCAAGGGCGCGAAACAAATTGTACCAGACACTGTCTTATTGTCTTTGTTCAATGCCGTAAACCCAATTGCGTCTTCATCATCTTGGCACGGTGTTTTAGCCTCACCATAAAGAAGTGTTACGTTTGTAAAACCTTGTTGCTCAATTGCACGTTTTACATCTTCGGGTCCCGAACATGCTGTGGCAATCATAGCAGTAGTCATCAACACAATAATTCGTAAATATTTCATATTCGACTCCTTTTGTATGGCCCAGCCATTTTTGAAAAATCATGTGGACCAAGATTGTGGGCTGCAATTTGATAAAATGAATCGTTAAAAAACTCAACCACAACCGTCTCTCCAAACTCGTTTGCAACAGTTTCATATAGAATTCGTTGAGTCCATTCGAGAACTAGCTGCCTGATATAGTTGTTATCAGTCTTGAACACTTCGTTAACATTAATAGAATTATGTATCTGGCGGTCAATCATACCTTTAACATCATTAACAAATGCATCAAGCGAGGCATATAATGAATCATGTAACACGTTTTCCATAAGTGTTTCGTCGGCGGCGTCGTTGTCGATTACTGTATTATCCAATCATTCCTCCGAGATCATCGCAGATAGATAGTTCTTGTCTATGTTTTTAACGTGATCAGCAAACCCCAACCGGGTCAATGTTTCAACTATACATTCAATAGGAATGGACGAGGAAAAGACATTATGGTGTACACCCCATTTAGTATTACGATTTGTAATTCGGGTGTTATCCACATAGATTGCCCCTGTGGTTGTTAGCTGCACGTCTACAAGTTGTCCAACCTTATATGTCATTTACGTGATCTCAAAAAGTACCAAATAGCTTCTGCAATAGAGCTATGAAACGCAATTATACCGTCACCGAGTTTGTCTGTCCACGACCGCCTGGGGTGGAGATACATATGGTCATTGGAGTCTAGTGGATGTACATCACCGTATGGACTATCTTGATATTTTGGCATGTATTCAATTCCTATGTTATTACTATATTACTATAGCATCAATTTGTTACTTGTCATCGTTTTCTAAATTCTAACATAGCATCTGCTAATGAATATGCCAGACTGGCAATGTTTGAAAGATTTGATTCTGCCCATGACCGAGTTGCATACACAGGGAGACACGCTATAGCAAATTTATCACGCAATGTCAGCTCGTCGTCCTTTTTAGGGCTAACACCGGCAGTTCCTTGATTTGGTGGATTAGGTGGTATTCTACCACTAATGTCTTTAATTGGTTGATGGCCGTTATTCATTTTGGATCCTTCTTGGCATATGACATCACATAGTTCTTAGCTTCTTCTTTAGTATAGATTTGTCCGGACCAATCATTGCTAATCGTGCCGTCGATAGAATCGATCAATTCACAAAGAACTTTTCTATGTTCATCTGTAATATCCTGGGCCATTGCACTCATCGAGACACCGAGTTTCACATATCTCTTAGCAATAGCAATTGATTTGGGACTCAGGTTGCCATAACCCTTAATAGTCCCCCATTTCAATATAAGACTTTCGTTACCTTTTGCCATTAGCTGTCTCCATCAGATGTACAGTTTATATTAAAATTGTAGAGGTTACTGACCCGTACACTATCGATATTAATCCGCATCTTAGTCATCCTTCATATGGCAGCTTAGCAAAATGCTAGGTTGCACATATCCTCTGAAAGCCGTTTTCACAGCGATTTGATAATGTCTTGCAACACCTTTCACTGTAAACTCGCGAGCATGAATAAGCTCGGTAGTAACTGGTGGATTACTATACCACCAGCCTCTCTTTAAAAACTTTCTTAAAGATTTCTTACCTCGGCCTTGTGGTTCTCGCCCACTTGACCATACCAGGGCAGCCTCTGCGCCCAACTTCTGTGTTTACCATACCTACATTCATAAGATCAGTATTTGACATGATTACCTCGTTTCGCTAGGAATAAGTTTGAATGAATATTTGCGGCGGAGCTTGTCGCCCTGCCGCAATTCGAAATGTTGGACAGTCATATCCAAAAAAGAAATTTATGGTTTGTATACGACTTATTGCCATAATGCTAATCTGAAATAACATTCTGTTGCCATGCCAATTCGCCGATAGTCCCCGTTGGATGGTTGCATTCGGGTACATTGGGGAACTTAAAATACCATTTTGCAATGTCGGGAAATTTAATCAATGGCCGATCATTTCGTTATGGAATCACACCATCAACTTACATCGAGTGATAAGTTTCGGACGCCGGGCTGCAACAAAGTGGCGTATTGATGCTTTCGAGGTACTTCTTACCCGACAACAAATTCACCCGCTCGACCATTGCTGCAATGGTGCTACGGTAAACCGTAAGTTCGGCAATGCCCAACGATTCAACAGCAACATTCTGCTTCTTCGTGATGCGCGTCCGGGCTGCTTTTGCGGCGGCTTCGGTGGCATACTTTTCCTTGCCATAACGCTTCTCGACAACAATCTTAGTAGTTGCAATATCGTAAATTACGTAAGCCATGCGCTGCACTCCTGTGTTGTTAATATGTGCATATTAGCAGAATCGACAGATTAGTCAACCAAAATCTGTCCAAAAGTTACAAAGCTAAGTTATTGTTTTACGGCAGATTGTCCTCATATTCCATTCGCGGTCTAACAACGTCATCTTCACATACAAACTGTACGTCTGATGCCACTGCACGTCTGGCCTTCGCCCTACCAACCATGACAAACTTTTTAGCAATAGGGGGTAGGCACTTGGATAACTTCTTTTGCATGTTGACAACTAGGCATATCAGGCATAGGTCCGGCTACACCGCTAGCATATCCAAAGAAATATAAAACCAAATATACAGTCATGAACATTGTTCGGTCCTTCGATTACTTATTGCGGCGAGATTGCTCAGCCTCGGCTAATGTCCGGTCGAGTGTGCCGGGTTTTAATTGTGTCACCAACATGCTCAAAGCCTGATCGGACAAGTTTTTCAAGCCTTTGTCGACATTCTTGATATGAATGTCTTTGATTGCATCGCCGAGTTCGAGAATATCGTCGTCAGACATAGGTGTTCCGCTAGTGTATGGCATTATAGTTTACTCCCGTTGTTAATAGTCTTTGTTCGTATAGTTGTATTTGTTGCCACGGCCAATGCCTCTGCACATTTTAAAACAAAATCAAATGCATGTTTGCGATCTTCACAGACTGCATAGTTCATCGAACAGCGCCCACATTGGCCATTTCCGCGATTCTCAACATAAGCCGTCCTTGGCCATGTTTCGTTCGTAGCAATGCCAATCGCAATACCACGATAACCAAGATCCACGTTTCGCGGCATAGCGCTCAAATAACGATTGATCGGAAGCAGGACTTTTCAACTTTTTAGCCATTATGTCAGTTCCAATTATTACGAGTACTTGACCACACCCTCGTGGACATTAACGTTTACCTTGATGAAAGGACCAGCGGGCGTGGCCTTATTAGCTGCATCAATTACAGCATTGAATGCACTGAAATCTGCCCAATCACGTTGGGTGAGCAAGTTGGTGCTGCATTTTGGACATTGCTTGTTGACCATAGTAGCATCCAATTTTTGATGATACTCAATGTGGTCGCAACCAGGCTTATCGCACTTAAGATATTGCATGTATTCAATCCTTTGTTATTCGAAAAGGATGGTAACATACCTTCTAACTTATGTCAACTTGGTTTTCGATCTTTTAGGGACTTCTTGAAACCACGGTATAATCCAATTTGGCGGCCGTATGCTTCTATTTCCCAAGGACTATCGTAATACATCTCATCGTTGGAATTATCATACTGTGTCTTTTTACCGTACCATTTTACATGGTCGTCTGATTGCGTGTAATCACGCATCTCATTGAATACGAACTGCTTAACATGGACCATCTCATGGGCTAAGCATTCCAAAGTTTTGCTCTTACGCATGTTATTTTCGAGCACTATTTTAAAATTACGTGGGCGGCGTATGTCATCTGTCCAAATGCAATATGCGGCGATCTTATTATCAAACGAATCAATAAAATCAATGGTTATGTTGACGCCAACACTGCGGTCTTTAAGTAATCGTTCTGCATAATATTTTGCTGCATCACGTACAATTGTGACGCTAAAACGCTTCGGTTCATTGATTATACGCAATCGCATCAGACCATCTACCCACGAAGTTTTACCGCAACTGCTTATATCACAAAACACGGTGCGATATAGTCAGTTTACAGTATATTTAGTAGATTTGCATTATTTGCAAAAACAGGATATTATACGTCCAATTTAATTTTATTGCCAATCTTTTTCATGGTAAAATACCGCAAGCGCAATTCATTCTTGCTATCCACATCAGCTGCTAGCAACCCTTTGGCAAAGGTTTCAACGTGATGATAGCTTACGTCAATGAGGTTGTGCATATTGCAAATATACATGATCAAGTTCTTAAGCCTAGGCAAAGACAATACCCTAACTTTTGTCCAATCAAGCTCGTTTTCTTGCAATTTGCATGCATCAAAGTCCATTTTACCCATCTCTGTGAGCAGCTCATATGCTTCACCTTGGTTAGCAATGCTCTTCAAAATGTTAATATCGGCAATCTCATTCCGTGTTTGAATGGTCGGAATAAGCGTATGCCTAATCCAATTCCTATCATAGCGCTGATCAACATTGCTAGGGTCAGTAACATACGGGATATTGTTAGCTAATGCATATGCTTCAATGTCATGGCGAGATGTGTCAATAAGCGGACGGATAACCTTTTTGCTACGGTCGAACCAACATTCGTTGATCTTGTCCATTCCGCGCAAACCCTTAACACCGCTGCCCCTGAACAATTTCAGGAAGAACGTTTCGATCTGGTCATTGGCATGATGTGCCAACACAATAGAATCGCCTTGTTGCTTAGCAAATGCGTCATATCTGGCGCGCCGCGCCGCCTGTTCAAGGTTTTTACCCCATTCTGACGTGTTAACTTTGACAATTTCGCATTCGATGTTGTGTTCTTGGCAATAATTCGCCACTAATTCACCCCAGCTACCGCTAGCAGGGTTAAGCTGATGATCGATATGCACCACTTTGAAATCATTGGTGAATTTATCACGATTATGCACAATTTCATGCAATAGCACCATACTGTCTGCGCCGCCGCTGACCCCAACTAACGCCCGGGTTGTTCCTGCTAGCAACGCAGACAATTCCTTGATATCAATGATGTTTTCGTGATCTGTCATGCTGCACACAATACACTATTATAAATGTTTGTCAACTCACTTTGGATAATGGATGTCAAACCATTTACTGTTTTTGTACCATTTATATAGTTCATCATAATTAGAAACCATTTCCTTTTTCAAGTCGTCGGCAGCTATTTTGCGGGGTAGACCGTCTAGACTATTAGCATCAAGTATTATCGGATTAGCAATCCCTGCTAGTTTTAACAACGGTGGCATCAATGCCGCTGTATCATTATATAGATTCTCATATGTAATTGCACCTATATAATTTGTGTCATGTTCTATTAATTTCCGCTTTTGTATAAATCTATGTTGGATGGTGAACCACTCGTCGGCATCGGGTATATCAATTGTAATCTTGTTGTCGGTATATGCTTTAGTAAATGTAGAAATGTCGTAGTCTGTCCTGGCATGCCATAAATTGTTATGGCCGGCGACAAGATGGCTTACCATAGCATTAAATTTGTTAATACGCTCGAGAACTATCCATGTGGCGTGCCGCGCCGTCATATGATCATATACCTTGTCGATAGACCCTCTATGCTCATGAATCTTAACTAGCTTTGGTCTAGTAGGAAACTGATCAAACAGTTGCACCTTAGTATCATACGATTGCGCATGGCTAGTTCCGACACCCGACCAACTGTGATCTGTGGCACAGATTAACGAATCTTGTGTGGCTTTGAATGATTTATTAACACTCCAAAATTCGCCGCAATACATTATGTCTATGCCATTTGCATGCAGAGTTTCTGTTATATATTCACACAGCCAGGTACTACCAGACCTCGGACCAAACAGTATAGCAATGTCGTTCATTTACCGGTCGATCTTAGGCAGCTTACTTAATGCAGCAACTTCTTTGCGATATATGTCACGTTGCTTAGCAGGGTCTGCAAGTATAGCATTATACTCTGCTATAGTTTTTGTAAGATCAGCAATGTTCTTAATGATCTCAGTATATGCATCTTTCGCCCATCTATAACTTGGTAATGATGCTATACGCTGAATCTGGTCGTCTGATACAGTTATTCCTGCAATGAGGCTGTTTATCTTATCAACAACTTCGGCCTTGTTCTGTGCCTTAGGTAGGTATGCAGGAAGGCCACCGTCGTAACATGCCTTTAGGGCTAAGTTAAAGTTAAGGTCATACGTGAGGTCAGTAACCATACGTTGGTATCTGATTGCATAGAACTTAACTCGCCACTCAACAAATTCTTTAATTAGTTGTTCGGCACTTTCATACTGCCTAATGTTGTTGCCATCCCAATCAAGAACAACAATACGTTCTGTTGTCTTACTGCGAAGCTTCAAGTAATCTATTGCCTTGTCTGCATTCCAATCAGCGATCATACCGCGCTTGAATCGTATCTCAATCTTGATTTCCTTGGTACTACGATCGATGTATGTTTGAATCTTTTCTTCTTCTTCCATTTGATTCAATCGTGCTTTAAACTTTTCTAAGCTAAGATCTGGTGGCAACTCCTCAACCCAAATAGTATTACCATCGAACCGCACTTTACCTGTGAATTCCCATGCGTTAGGTCCAATGTTCTTAACATTACATTGCAAGTAATCATACTTAGGATCGAGCGTCTTAACTTTCTTTTTGTCAATGGCTGCAAGTGTTGCGTCAATGATGTCTGTTAACGACCTCGGGAGAATATCGGTGCTCCAACCGACTGCAATACCAGATATACCGTTCAACAATACTAATGGGATTAATGGTAAGAAGTTCTTAGGCTCCATAACCGATCCGTCATAGTTTTCCTTCAACGGGATAATGTCATAATCAGGATAAATCAATGCATCTGTCATGCCGTACTTCTTGAGATATGTATAACGTGGTGCACCCCATTCTGTTGGACCAACCTTGGTACCAAATGCCCCTATGCCGTACAGATAAGGAACGTTATTGCAATACGGTGCAGCCATTAAACTTAATGCCTCTGATGCCGATGCGTCACCATGCAAGTATAAGTTAGAACTTATCATAGTACCTGCTAGAGATACGGTCTTAATCTTCTCAGCCATTGGCTTAATAATAAACAATGCCTTACGCTGCGAATCTTTCAGACCATCACATACACTAGGTATGCCTCTGCTCTGACATACATATATACTGTAATCCCTACTCGTAGTACGGATAAAATCTGTTGTTGATGCATATGTTGTCATGCATATTCCTTCCTTAATATTACGTCGCCAAATAGTAACAAGAAATGAACTTTCACTTCTTCATTGTTAAATTTTATAAACATCTTGACCAGGAACTCATCGAGGTGAGCGGCCCTCAAGAATTTATATATACATGTGTATTCTTCATCGCGATGAGTTTCGTGTAACCATTCACATACTGTACTGCGTACCATTTCGTATTCAGCGTCAGTTGTATAATAATATCCACCGTGTGGGTTAGGTGTTTCTTTAATTCTACCCATAGCGATAGCTACCGAACCACGTGGCAGTGGTTTAAGATTTTCTACAGACCTAACTACATCATGTAAACCTGTGCCGGCCATTATATATCCAATGCAATCCATTCCTTACGTGCATCTGCACCATCTGGATCAAATATCAATGCTAATGTGTCACTCAACTTCTCGTCGTCGATTAACGGAATCAATTGCGGAGTCACTAAGCTATGACGCCAGTCGACTTCTTCCAAACTACCCAAACCTTTTGCACGAGTTGGTTTAGGACAATTCTTCCAGTCCTTCGGATCATATTCGTGATAATCGTGTGCATACCAGTAATGGCGTGCTTTACCCTTTTCTTGAATGATGAACGGAGTCATGAACGCATAGAAGAACGGTTCCTTTGTTGCATCAAACAATTCGGGCCAATGCAGATAGAAGAAGTTCACTAGCAATGCAGTAATGTTTGCACCGTCGGGGTCTTGGTCAGCTGCAAGATATACCTTGCCGTAGCGTAAATCCTCACGCTTACAAGGTTGTCCGAAGATCAAGCCAATCGATGTCATTAAATCCATGACTACTTGGTTGTTTATAATGTCCTTTGGATTCTCACCACGGACGTTTAGAATCTTACCACGCAACGGTAATGCACCATGGATCTCGGGATCTCTAACAGCACTAACCATCGTCTTAGCAGAGTCGCCTTCCGTTAACAACAGAATGCATTTTGTTCTATCTTTGCCGTTAGCGTCTAATAGCTTAGGTACTTTGTTGCGCATCATCTTGCGTCCAAGCTTGGCTAACTCGGCATCATCTTTCTTTTGTGTACGGGCAGCACATCGAGCATAGATTTGATCAATCCATTCCTTGTTAGTCCGTATAATCTTTTTGAATGTGTCTTCGTTCTCTAACACAGTCTTAATATAACCATCAACGTCATCGTTGATAAGTCGTGTCTTAGATTGACTATCGAAATTCGGTGCATGCATTGTCGTAACGTTATACACAAGCAAGCCGTCTGCAATATCACTACGATTAGGTGTAAGTGATCTACGCTTGCTCTCACGTTCTAGGGCCTTAATAAGACCGCCGTAGAACAATCGCTTGAATGTATCGATATGTTGGCCACCGTTGAATGCAGGAATATCATTCACAGTTGTATGTAAGTATTCACCCTCATCAGCAAATCCAGGAACTAGATAATAACTACTCTTGAACTTACTATCATTCACTTCTATGCAGATAGGGGCAGTATCTGCAAACATTGTTTTTTCAATTGTCGGCTTAACTGCAACCTTTGTGCCATTGAATGAGAATTTGATCTTAGGATGATTAGCTGCAATCTCAAACATTCTTGCTTCGATAAAATCGACGGGCAATTTAATGTTCTTGAATACATGTTTACTGAGCTTGAACTTGATTTGTGTCCCGGTTTTGTTACCGGATGTTTTTATGATCTTAGGTTCACCGATATCTAGTTCATCAAAAGCTACCGAGCCTTCTTTGAATTCTTGCGTGAACTTACTTGAATCGCGGTTAATAACAACAGTGAAATACTCTGAGCAATTAACCACCACGCTAGCACCAATTCCATTTGTACCTCGAATCTCTTCTCTTACACCGAAATTACGTCCAGCCCTGCTTTGTGTCAAGGCCATTGTTGCTTTATGCATATTCTCAGATGCATCCCAATCTATTGGAATACCGCGGCCATCGTCTGCTACAGTGAATTCCATAGTCTTCTGATCGTAAGTGACATCTATATGGTTACCATGACCGTGCCCAACAACTTCGTCTAATGCATTGTCTAAAATTTCACGGAAGGCGCAATAAGCAGCAGGTGTCCAGGTCGTGTCAACCGGACTTAGTTTCGTTCCATCCCAATTAACAATAACTTGAGTGTGCGGACTACGACTGCCCAAATACATTTCTGTTCTCAGGCGAGAATGCGAATAATCGCTCAATTTGACAATATCGTCGTTTTTCTTAGATGTCATTAATAATTCTACTCCGGATAATCTTGTACAGTACTATGTATGCCATATTTGTCAACTGATGATGCATATTTTTTTAAAATTTGTCAATGATAATAAGATATACTGCACATTTAGTAACAAAAAACCCAGAACTTACGTTCCGGGTTCTCGATTTATCACTATGTTCGTTGTTATGTCAATTCCCAATAAATGGGAGGACATGTTGGACAATAACTCCTAGTGCGACCAGAACAACTATTACCTTAACAATAGCTTGTATCTGTCCCGGAAAAATAGTTCCGAGAAGAGTTTCTAGGGCCCAGATTACTACGTATGCCACAAGCACCACTACGGTGATGAAGATAAGTAGACTGATTAATGCTGACATTATATTTCCTTTAAGTGATAATAAAGGACTCGGAATTATTAATTCCGGGCCCTGGTTAATAACCATATCACGTCTTCTATATTTATTATGTATTATTACTATATATTTTATTAGAATCGTTCAATTCTGTACAAGATGATTACATACTATATTGTACTATGTATGTTATTCTATCTTGATCTAGAATGACGTTCTATTCTAGTTTAATCTTTAATAATTTACTATATTTGGCTTGTTCTATTCTCCCCAAAATGATTATGAAATTACTACTGATAACAACATAATTCTATTTTGGATCTGAATGACATCCATACTATATAACTATAATTTACTATATTATCTAAATATTAGACGCACAATTATCCGATAAACTCTATACGTAATACCAAATAACTGTGCGACTTTTTATTTATAATGTCACTTACTTAGAATGTAAAGTGACACTTGCAAGAGCCAAGCTAGCATCTAAACCAGTCTGACCTTGAACGCTGATTGGCTGAAGGGCAATACTCTTCCTCAACCCACCAACTAATACGTTAGCTCCGAGTCCAGCGCCAACTGTGGCTTCTGCACTTGCACCAACATATGTACCGTCTAAGGCGTGTGCATTCTGCCAGGCTGGAGCAAACACACCCCATAGAATGGTTGTACCATTCGTGAACCCAACATCAATGCCGAACTTAGCAATGTTTCCCTTGTAGGAAGCATGCTCACCGTTCACGCCAGAAAACTTGCAAGACATATCCTTGTTAGATCCAATCAAGAGTCCAACTCCTGGTTTAACCTGACATGCCAATGTCCCGACCTTAACTCCGCCCTTAGCATCTGCAGGCAAAGTAGCTGCTGCCAATGAAAAGGCAGCGATAGTTGCAATTAATAGTTTCTTCATGTTGTATTCTCCTATTTCGTTTATTGTATTATTACTATGTGGTATTTTTCACATAATGTCATGTTCTAATAATGTTACTTTCGGTTATCCTCAACGAATCCCTTAAACTCCGCTGCCAACGCAAAGATTTCTTCTTTGGTTGGAATAGTAGGGTAGTCATTGGGAAGTCGTTTCGTAGCTGCTACGCCTCTATATATCTCATTGTTGTATTTGTATACATCCAACTTAGAATAATAGGTATCTTGCAAGGTGTCTTTAGCAAGACGCAATAGATCATATCTGAGTTCGAATGGTGTTTTAGTTGACATAATATTTTCCTTTGTGTTTTGTGTGTTGTGTGTTGTGTGTTGTGTGTTGCTTCATTGCTGATTCGAACAGCATCCTAGTCTTCTCAACCCGTGTTTCCCACGACACCGAATGAAGCATAAAATATTATGCGAGAAATATATCACAAAACAAATAAACAAAAAGGCAGCTTTCGCTGCCCTTCTGGGTATAGTTCTGTTGCCAGGTAATACCTACCCCTACATACCTAAATTAGGCTGCTAATGCCATTGCTGGCTCTGCGTTATCGTTTGCAGTTAGTCATTGCGCTGTAAAGTCAGTCGCCTCACTGTAAACTCCGTTGCTCGTATTACACATCAATCGATCCTAATCGGGCCCATCAAAAATACATACTGTAGTCGTTTTTGCTACGCTGGTAACGACCGAGACCTTATAGTATGTATTTGTGGTGGACCCGCCGGGTTCTGC